AATGTGGCTTTCCCATATCTAGTCATCAAACTAACTACTGGTTGGAATGTTGTTGGATTGATTACAACACCTGAGGACATCAGTGGTATGTAAGGACAATAAAAGTATCCAGTATCTGTCTCTCCATTTCCACCCTTATACCCAACTAAGATTGTATCATTGCCTGAACCACCAACATTAGTTGATTGAACGCTATTCCACAAATAACTATAAACTTTGATAGTACCATTTAGTGTACCAACTAGCATAGTATTTGTAGGAGATTTGAAAGAACCTTCAGTTGCAGGAGCCCAAACTGATTTAGCAGCTGTTTGTAAGACTGAAACCATCATAGGAGAGACAACAATAAAGTTACCAGCACCACGACGTGTCTTACGCGCAATTTCGTTTGCTACGTAGTTAATTACTACTCCTAAGTTTGCTAATCTATCACCAACAAAAGTTGGACGATAATAACCAGGTGCACCAGGTACAGCTCCATCAAAAGCAGCTACTGTTCCAGCTAATGATAACAAATCAGTGATGATTTCGTTGTCAATTTCTTGGATAATCTCCGTTGACAGGGCCTGAGTCATTTCATTTTCAATATCTAAACCATGTTGTGATTGGATATCTTGCATTGCTTCGATAGTCCAGCCAGCTTGTAATTTACGTGAACGAGCTTCAACAGCTTGGCTAACGATTTCAACGCCCATTTTACGGCCGCCTGAACCTTCTAACCAACCACCTGAACCACCATGTAAAGAACCAGCAGCACCATAAGGTCCAACTGAAGCAGCATCCAAAGATGAACCCCAACCTTGACCAGAAGCAGCACCAGTGATATCACCAGGACCACCAAAACCAGACGCACCAGCAGCTTGAGCAGCGTCGGTAGCACCTGAATAGAATCTACGAATTTGATTGTAGTTGCCAAATGCTTCAGGATCTGTTGCAAGGTTAATATCGCCAATTCCTTGATCGATAGTACCAACACCAGATTGAGCAGCAGAACCTACCAAACCTTCGTTGTATTTGTAACGCATTGTATAAACAAGACCAACTGGTCCAGTCATAGGCTGCACACCAACAATTTCAGTCGCAATAGTACCAGGAATGATACGACGAATCATTGGGATTAAAATTTTACGGAAACCAGCAACTGAAGACGCATCAGTTGAGCCCGTTGAAGCTGTTTCTTGTAAAATTTGATTTTTTTGATTTTCTAACAATGGACCAACGATTTTCGATTTACGATCATCTAGTCCTTCCAATAGTGCGGTTTTAATCTCGCCCCAGTTTTCGAAAAGTTCATTCATATTTGTAACTCCTTAATTATTCAATGTTTATTTAATGTTATTTATGTTAACTGGATTAAATTCCAGCAAGACGTTTGTAGTACGACGTAGCCTGTGAGGTTGCAACAGATGATTCGTCAAAATTTTCTACAAGTTCTTCAGTATCTCCAGTTTTTACAACAGTGTTTACAGGCTCTTTAACGTAACTTTCTGTTAATGAGGGTTTAGTTTTCTTGTTTTCTTTTTTAACTTCAGGTACTGATTCCGCAATCCCTTCTTTAATTACTCGACTAATGTAAGTTTTATATGCTTCATCTAATTTGTCGGTAGCTATAGAAGATAAGATTGTTTCCATAATATCACGTTGACGACCGGTTAATGGTTGTAATACACTTTCAAGTTTAACCTTACGGAACAAACTATCTTTTTCACCTTTAACGTTTTGATATTTTTTAGTCATCTTATCAATTTTAATTTTAGCTTCATGCAATTCACGTTCAGTAGCGCTTGCATCAACAAAATATTTACGATATTCAGGTAAAAACGCTTCAAAAACCTTACGACCAAAGTCTAATTTCTTAGATTCTTGTAAGTCTGTTTTAAGAGCTTTAAATTCACTTCTTAATCTCATTTCTAAAAAGCCATCTAACCTGTCTACCATTTGTAACATATCAGCTTCAAGTTGGATGCCCATTGATTCTTTAGCTTCAGTTAACTTAACAGCATATTCTGCCTCTAAATCACGGAAACTTGATATATCATTTTTTAATTCTTGCACTTCAGCAATTAAATATTCATTGACTTTTGCATCAATGGCTTCGATAAGTTGCTCTTTATCAGTAACCCATTGCTCACTCAAGTCTAATCTTACCTGTTCAGCTGTTTCAGCTTTAGTGGTTTCGATAACTTCATTTAATTGAATTTGAAATGCTTCTTCTAATTCTTTTTTGCTATCTTCTGATAAAATATCAGCTGCTAGCAATTTGTTCAAAAGTTCATTCATGTTATTTTCTCCTTACCTTTTATTGATTGTATACTTTATGTATAATAAACTATCATACCAGATATCTTTATTTATGCTATCAAGTAGTTATAGTGATGATAACATAAAGGTAGTGCAGAATATGTGAGGGGAGAGGTAGTTACATTTATGTGTTAGTGAAAATATTAAGAAGTTTTCTCTTGAAACATTGGCGCGTCTGGAAACATTCTTTTATATTCGTACCAATTGTACGTATGCATTGCTGCTAAAATAGCTGGCTCTCCAAGTATAAACCGTTTATTTAACAATTCCGCATATGCGCACACATATTCCCCCGCTAAAAATGGACCTTTTAGTATTTTTTTCGCATACCATAATGAGTAATATGCATATGTAGATAATTGATCTTCAGCAGCAGGGAATGGTTTTTTAACTACATTATTAACGTATTGATATGCATCTCCTGCTGTTTTAAATTTAGTAGGAGGTATTAGCTCTTCCGGCTTACTGTAATAGTTATAAAGTAGTATTATTTTTTAAGAATCCATACAAATTTAACATCACCAAAGAAGTTACCAGTTGTGGTACTATTGACTGTCCAATTATGTTTTTCAGTATATTTGGTAATCATTCTTTGATATAATGATTTTAATTTTTTATGACGATCACTACAACCAAGATATAGTACGTCAATATCTTGCTCTTGAATAAATTTTTCCAATGTTTGTATTACTACACTAATTACTGGGATAGAATCACCTTTATTTGTATTTGTATCCACAGGCTCACCATTAATCATAGCAGCGAATGCAAAAAACCAAGTATTATTAGTTATCATTTCATTTGATAATACAGAATGAATAGGATCATTTGGTTGCATTTTAATAAGTTGTATTACATAATGAGTACCATTGACTTCAAACACTCCAAGATGCATAGGTCCATTTTTAGTCCAATGAGTCTTTGGGATTAGTGTTGTAAATAATTCGTGCAATCTCATCTTTTATTCCTATAATTTTATTTTAAACAATTGCTCATATAATTCCTTCCAATCACCTGCTTTTATTCTTGGCTCAGCTTCGATCCATCTACCTTTAACTACATCTCTAATATACATATATAATTCTTGCTCATGATTATATCCATTACCATGTAATAAATTATCTTCACCCTTTGTCCATCTACCTTTAATTACATCCATTGCGTAACGACATGAATATTGTGCATCTTGTGCAATAGTATCTTCAGCTTCTTTAAACCTACCCTTTAATACAAAAGCAGCGTAGGTATAAGCAGCATGAGCGTTAGTTGCAATTGCAGGTTCACCGAGTTTAAATCTCTTATATCCTAACTCATTCATAGCATAAGTTAATGAATATTGAGGTGATTTTGATATAATTAATTCAAGTGATTTTGGTACCACCATTCGAGTGCGATGGAAATAGTTAGATATATAATCTGATGTAAGCTTAGCATTATCACCAAAATCTGGTATAAACAGTATATTAGGGATGGTATGATATTCATATACATTAATCATACAAATGACCCCCCACTTTTCCATAATCTAACACTTGAGTTAAATCACAATATGTTAACATTGCTGGTTCACCTTTAAGGAATTGACCCTTAAGTACATCAATTGCATAGTAGTATGAATTCATGCCAGATTTTGCAATAATATCCTCTTGATCTGAAGATAATTTACCTACAACTTGAGCGTACCTACGCAAATATGTAGGGTTTTTTAGTGGTGGATCTAGTTGCTTTGGGGTATTATAAAACTTATATAAGTTAATCATTGTAATACTTTTTAATTAGCATATTTAAAAAATCTTTATATTCGGTATATTTACTTAAATACTTAATATCATTTTCTTCTATTTCTAAATTCTTTTCATCTGTAAATTGATCTGCTTCCATATGTAATTGGAATTTCCGATCACCAGCGATAATTATATAAATTGTACCTAAATTATTATAATAATCAAACTGATTATCAACATCACCAGCAGTACACCACTTAGTGCCACTACCATAATAACATGCAGCTTCTTTAGTGGTTGGTTGTAATACTTTAAAGTTAGGAGTATCAATTATTTTTGTAACTCCCTCCTGTTTTATGCTCTGTATTTTTTGTTTATTTGAGGTAGTATCTACATCTTTAAACTTCTCAAGCTCTGTATATAGTGCAGATAAATTTTTATACGAATTAAGATCTTTATTGATCAGTTTAGGTTTAACTTTATTAAACTCAATAATTTCATTTTTAATTCTATTAACATCTTCTAACCTAAACTGACCTGTAGCATATTGTCTAGCTATCCATTGAATGTAATTAGCATCCGTTTGTTTTGATAAATATTGAATAACCTCAAGTGGAGTAGAGAATTTGGGCTTTTGTCCATTATCTTTCTTATAAGCTTGAGTTATCTCATCACCCATAGAATTTGCAATAAAATCTTCCCTTGCTTCTAATATTTGTGATTCAGTTAGCATTCCTGCTAATTGCATTGTGCGAAATTTATCCATTATAATAACCTTTTTAATAATATGATCACTGAGGTGGGAAATAAACGTACACCCTATACCCACAATTATATATTTGATGTGTTCTATTATTTATACAATTTTGTGATTCTGGTATAGTGTAATTGTAATTATATACAAGTTTGCTTACGCTTATCAGAAGAGCCAATTGTTGAGCAAGATCTACAGCAATATGGATTATAATGTCGCTTACCTGAATTCCACTTAGTAGGGTTGATATGACATTGATTGCACGTTGGTATACAACTAAGATCATTCAATATATGAAAAAAGCGTTGGCGTAAAGAGGAATACTCTGGTAAATAATGTGTTATGTTTATTATACTTAGTGTGATATCTGGATATCTCCTCGAGAATACATCCGGTCTTACATTAATATTATCAAGTATAAATTGTTTATGGTTTAATATAGTCATGCACACACTTTAACAAATAACATTATTATATATTATGTTGATAAAATGTGCTACATAATTTTAATTATTTTTTAGCAAATAAACCAGTATTAATCCAATTAGTGATTTCTTTAACTAAATATTTTTGTGCATCTATGTCATGTTGTACTTGTTCAGATAATGTCATGATTTTAGCGCCATTTTTTGCTTGTTCCAAAGATTCATAAATTGAACTTGGATATGCACCTGGAGCTGATGGTGTTGTAACGATATCAACTGTTAATAACGAGAAGCCACTAACATCACCACTTTCACTAACATTACCAGCACCACGACTACTAACACCAATTTTAACACCACTTTCAATTAACGCCTTGGCAATAATTCCCATAGGAGTTGGTAAAATTTTAGCTTTACCGTAAACATTATTACCTTCAAGTCTCAATTCAGTGATCGCATGACTTATACGATCTGAATTGATACTAAGCGATTGAGGGTGATCGAGTTCACCAAATATACCACCATTTTCTTTAATTACTATATTTGCAGAGTTTACTGCAGTAATCATTTCTTGTAATGGATACACCCTTCCGTTGCGGTTCTTTATACCAGCTTGCATGAATGTTCCTCCTAACCATAGATTTTTACCATCATTGGTAGATTCTTGTATCATTCCACATTCATCAGAAGACATATCTTCAATTAATAATATTGCACTCATAGTTGATCCTTTTTGTTATTTGATATATAATTAAATATATTTATCAAAAAGCTATAACTTGTATGTATTATGACCAATCATCATATTGAACACCTAATTGATTTAGGTTTATTTGATGTTTTACATCGAATAAAATCTAGTAGACTTATTAATAAAGTTGAAATTGAAGAGTATTTACAATTAAATACTGACTTCTTACCAATTACTGCATCAATATCAGAACGAGTATATTGTTTAAAAAATAACATAACTAATTTAAGTGTGTGTCTAAATTGTGCTAATCCAGTAAAATTTACAATTAATAAATATCAACAATTTTGCTCAACAAGTTGTGCACGTAGTTCAAATTTAACTAAACAAAAGGTTAAAGATACTAACCAATTAAGATATGGGGTTGATAATGTATCTCAATTATTACAAACTAAACAAAAAGTAAAAGATACTAATATAAAAGTATTAGGTGTTGACAATCCATTTAAATCACTAATTATTCAAGAAAAGATTAGACAAAGTAATATAACCAGACATGGGGTGCAGTATGCATTACAATCTGCTGAGTTATTACAGAAAGCTAAAGAAACAAATATAGAAAGATATGGTGTTGGAAATGCTATGCAAAATATAGAAATACAACAAAAAGCTAAAAAAACTAATATAATACAACTTGGTGTAGATAATCCATTTAAATCACTAATTATTCAAGAAAAGATTAAAGAAACAAATATAGAGAAATATGGTGTAGATAATCCATTTAAATCATTAATTATTCAAGAAAAGATTAAAGAAACAAATATAGCGAAATATGGTACTAAATACTTCTCTCAAAAAAATATAATTGATAATGATAATATGAGTAAACTATTATCTATTGATTATTTTAAACGTGAACATCATAATGAGCAAAAAAGTATTGTTGAAATTGCAACAGAATTGCATGTAAGCCCAATAACAGCACGCAAATATATTAATTCACATAATATCACAATTAATAGTTATAGTGGATCTTTGGGTCAAACTCAATTATATCAATTTATTAAATCGATATACAACGGTAATATAATCACAAATTATAAAATACAAAACCACGAAATAGATATTTACTTACCTGAATACAATTTAGGGTTTGAATATAATGGATTATATTGGCATTCAGAATTGGCTGGTAGAGATAAATGGTACCACAACAATAAAACAAACTGGTGTATCAATAATAATATTAGATTAATACAAATATGGGAGTGTGAGTGGATACATAAACAATGCATTATTATGATGATCATAAAATCAACACTATTACCAGATTATATAAAAGCTGAAAGTTATAACATGATAGAAATACTACCAGAACAAGCAGCATTATTTTTTGACGATCATCATATAGAAGGATTTATGCCTGCTTATATTTACATTGGAGGGTATATTAATGAGATATTAGTATCTGCTATATCAGTTACTGCAAATTATGAATTAATACAACATATAAGCAACAACATAAATTTAAAATTAATGATAGATTATTATATTAATACACATAACCCGCCGAATATTGTATACTATTTAAATAAGAGATATGAATCACTTGTTGACTTTTATAATCAAGGATTTATATATTCAAGTTATATATCACCAGAATATTATTATTTTAACTATAGAAGTACTCAATTATCTGTTAATCAAAATATTGAGCTTTATACTACACTTCATGAAATTGATGATTCTATATCAGAATGGGAAAATATGCAATTAAGCAAATTTAACCGAGTTTGGGATTGCGGGAAGTATAAATTAATACTTACGAACAATAAAAAGCCCTAAAAATAGGGCTTTTTAATATTAATGTTATGACAACACTATGTTATTTGAAATCAGCATCATCTCTTTCATCTGAATCATCTTCATCTGAATCATCTTCATCTGAATCATCTTCATCTGAATCATCTTCATCTGAATCATCTTCATCTGAATCATCTTCATCTGAATCATCTTCATCTGAATCATCTTCATCTGAATCACCTTCGTCAGAATCATCTTCATCTGAATCATTATCTTCAAAATCATCTGCATCAGGTTCATTTTCGTCATCCATTTCCTCCATAATCACCCGAAATTTA